ATGGTTTGAGTGTTACTGTAGTCGTTGTTGTTGCGACTTGTGTATCCCATGGATTGGTACTTGTATTACCAAAGACTGATATAGAACCAGTTGCGATTGCGAGTTGTGTAGGTGAGTTATCACCATCCCTATGACCACCACCAACTTCTAATGACATATTACTAAATTCATTATCTGCTTCAATCAAGTGGGCAACGATTTTAGCGTAAAAAATATTAGTTGAAAATGTGAGTTTTATAGCTGCATCCGATGCACTTATACCATTAGGGATCGTCCCCTTGTAACTATAAAACTTCTTACACGCCGAACCTGTGTTAATTACCATACCACTACTTGAGTAAACCTTAGCCGCGTTAACATTGGTAGCTGATGTAATCTCTTCCGTGACGTATACGTTACCTGATACATGGAGATTTGCGTGGGGTGTTGTCGTTTCTATACCCACACAATGTTGGGAAGCATCGACATAGAGGGTGTCAGTATCAACGAGGAAATCACCTAGGCCAGTGAATCTACCCACTTCGGTATTATTTACACTGAAACCAATGTGTCCACCAGTTGGAGTGTTTAGATGTGTATCACCTGAAGTAGCGGTTTGTTTTAACGCATATGCCGTACTACTCATATAATCTTCATGTGAGTAAGCCGCTTCGTCGGTGTTAGTACCATCGAAACCTATTTTAGCTCGTCCTAAATGAGAGAGACCAGCCTGTTCTGATTGAGCATAAACATTACCACTAGCGTATACATTACCTGTAAGACCTATACCACCAGTTACAATGACCGATCCTGTTGTAGCACTGGTCGATGCAATATCTGAATTTACAATTGCTGTTGTGGCAGTCAATGTACCAACATTTGATGTACCATGAACATCTAGATTGAACGCAGGTGTTGCGGTCCCAATACCTACACTAGAAGCAGAAACGTCTACAACTAATTTATTGACACCCACGATTAGATCATCGGTGAGAGTTCCTGTAGTGGTAGTCAATCCACCGAGATTTGCTGTCGTGGCTGTGAATGTACCAACATTTGCTGTACCATGTACATCTAAATTGAAAGCGGGTGTTGTAGTTCCAATACCTACACCAGAAGCAGAAACGTCTACAAATAGCTTATCGACACCTACAGATAGATCATCTGACAGGGTCGCGGTTACAGTGTCCAGGTTTCCGGACACAATTACCTCTGGGGTCGTCGCGATAGTAATGGTACTTCCCATACCACCATGTACACTACAATAATAGTAAATGGGTGAAGTCGTACCCGGTGGAACGACAAATGTTTTCTTTGCGCCTACAGTTCCCGCAGTTCCCGAGGATGTTATACCAGTAGAATACGCCACCCCACTACCGTCGGTACCCCCAGTCGAAAATGAGAAAGGGTGTGCCCCAGATGCAAGACTACTATGAGATAAGTCGAAAATATACGTCTGGTTTTCATGGAATACGAGGGGTTTGCGTATAACATCATCAATGTAATACGCTCCACCGGCTGCTCTCACCACGAATGTTTTTGTAGCACCAAACGTCGCAGCCTTTGTTGTTGTTAATACCCCAACATTCGCTGTACCATTAACATCTAAATTGAAAGCCGGTGAATCCATTCCAATACCTACACTTGAAGTAGACACATCTACGACTAGTTTATCTACACCTACAGTAAAATCATTTGTGGATGCTAAGGTTCCATTAAACTGTCCAGTTGTTGCGGTAAAACCAGCACTTGAAAGTGTCCCACTAAAAGTACCTGTTGTACCTGAAATTGCCCCACCACTATAACTCGCACCCGTCACAGCACCAGAAAATGCTCCTCCCACCGCAGACAGGTCACCACTAAAATCGGCAGTAGCGGCAGTCAAAGTTCCAGTGAGTGTAGGACTATCAGATAATACGACATTTGTAGACCCCGTACTCGTGGTAACACCGGTACCACCATCAGCAACTGCGAGGGTTCCTGTTATAGCTGAAGCACTAAGATCGACGGCAACCTCCGTACTTTCAATAACGAGACCACCATTCGCTTTCAGATCGACCGCAACACTCGGAGTGGAACTTTCACCGGATCCACTGGTTACAGTGATACCATCACCACCGGACATAGATTGAACGTAGTCTCCGGATGTAGCTGTTCCTAATGCAAGATCTCCTGTTACACTCGAGACCTGTACGTTAGATATAAGACCACCATCACCTGAGAACAGACCTGTCGTTGCTGTAATACCTCCAGATGCACTTATAATTCCTGTGGAGGAGTTGATATTACCAACGACATCTAGATTTGCGGTAGGAGTCTTTCCTATACCTACTTTTTTGTTAGTGGCATCAACGAATATAGCGTCTGTGTTAACTGTGAGATTTCCAGTTGTATTAACTACACCATTTATTTGGGCACTCGTCGCCGTTAATGCACCACTTGAAAGAGTACTCGAAAGGGTTCCGGTAGTTCCTGAAATCTCACCACCCGCGTAGCTTGCTCCAGTAATTCCACCCGTGAAAGTACCCGTGGTTCCTGAAATCTCACCACCCGCGTAGCTTGCTCCAGTAATTCCACCCGTGAAAGTACCCGTGGTTCCCGAAATTGCGCCACCCGTATAACTCGTGCCCGAAACTGGACCAGTGAATGCACCAGATAGGGCTGTAAGTGTTCCAACATTCGAAGTACCGTGTACATCTAAATTAAATGCGGGTGTACTAGTTCCTATACCAACATTAGATGTTGAAGAATCTACATGAAATGAATCTGTTTTAATTGTTATAGAATCTGCTACAAGATGGTCAAATGTTCCCGTTTCGGTTACAGTAATATTATTTTGAACTTGTAAATTTCCTAGAACGTCGAGTAAAAATACATTACTATCATGTAAAATATGATTATCACTTGCTACATTTTGTGTATATCCCATTGAAAATCTATCTTCGTCTCCATGATGAATAAGTCCCACGTTATGTCCCACATTTTCAATTATCAAACCTCCATCATAATTAGTACTTGGATTATTGTTAGAAATACCTATAATTTTATCTTTGATATTTAAACTTTGTGATTCTATAACATAAGAGTTACCACTGAATGTTATATCTCCCACAACTTCCAGATTTGAATTGATTACTGTAGATCCATTATTAAGTCTGATTTTAGAATCTTCTAGCATCTTATTCGATCCAACAATAGGGATAAAATCCTGAGTGAGTGATCCAATTGATATGGTATTCGAAAATTCTGCATTGGACAAGGCAAAAAAAGATGTGGATGGGTTATTAAATTCCAATGTATAAGTCGACGTGTTACCAAACCCTGTCACGGATTGTAAAGGGGGTTCTACAGCTGTAGAGGCACTTGATCCAGATTCAGTTATTTCACCCGTTGATTTATCATACATTAAAAGTACAATTTCAGGATCTGAAAAATCTTCTCTAAAACGAATAGGGGTCAGGTATACAGCACCAGATTGAGTAGCTTGTAATTCTGTATTACTCGCGTTAAAAACAATGGTATTCTCTGCCTGATCCTCTATAGCGTTTTTACCAAATCTAATTTTAGTGGATCTCTCCACCGTCGGCAAATTCTTGACCATTTAATATAGTCTGGTATTTTAATTCGCGTAAAGAAGGCCTGCCATACCATTCTCTATACGTAATATGTTATAGTTGACTGCGTATATGGGGTGTGTAATAAGCATCTTTTCACTCATGATTTTAGCGGAAGCAAGACGACTAAAGTTTAGAGTTCCCGTGGGTTGAAGAGAACTTGTAGAAAGACAGAAGCAATACAAGAAGAAATCTGGAGATGTTACAAAGTTTGTATGGTAATAATTCATGACGTCTATATAGTGTGGCTTCCCCCATCTATAATTACTAACATCTAGACCATTTATATTTAATTTTACTTTATTTGTAGGTGAGGTGAGAGCACCATCAGTGGTTGTATCTGAAGATGCTAGGTACTTCACGGGATGATTAAATGTTAAATCTTGAATTAATTCTCCGGATGGAATATTTTTTTGAACTTGTGTGATGAGAAGATCGTGTTTTCGTGATGCAATATTACCTCGCTCTTCGTTATCAAGGTAGTAATAATTGGCGAAACATTCTACATTATAGTTCGATGCTGCTGTAGCCCAATGAATCCTGATTTCGACATTATGATAGTTCAATGCAACGAGAGGTAAAGCACATTGTGGCCCTTCACAGAAAAAGAACCGGAGAGGGTAAAAATAGGAACGCGAAGATACACCTGGGTGTGTACCATTCGCACTTTTTGATACATTTTGTGCGAATGTATCGATAGCAATCTTTTCAGTAAAGATTGAGTCTTGGCAGTCTACTAGAGAACCACCAATATATAACTCCACCTTATCAATGATAGTGTCCCACCGTTGGACATCAAGTGCTTGAGTCGTGTCATCAAGTGTAAAATACACATAGCTTAACATATCGCCAGTTCTTTCAAATTGAATACTGGACATAGAATTGTTTTTCACCCCTCCATGGATTGTTTGTTTTTCGATGGACTGTGAAAAATTAGCATGTCTTTTGAAGGTTGAACTAAAGAAAGATATTTCGGGGTTACCCACAATATATTCATCCTGAGCACCGATGGCAATCAATTGAACAACACCAGCAGACATGGTATACTACTTTAACGAGAGAAAATTACAAATTGGGTTTTCTACACACGAATCGAATAACTAAAAAATTATTTTTCGCGGGACTAGCTGGTGTAATAGGTACACCAGTTTGGTTTCTAATATTTACAGTGAAACGATCAATGCTACGGATCGGATTGACATATTGTGTCACAAGGGGATAATTATCTTTGAAATTGAACGATGCTGTACCGTCACCTATGATACTCGCAAATGAATTGCGAACGATACTTGTAGCGGCTTGACCATTTGGTTCATTGGAGGCACGTTCTGTGAAAATACTATCAAGTTCCTCTATGGAAACGTAACAGTGTTTCGTAGCAACTGTCGTATTAATGTTAGCAGCCAATAGTTTAGCCTGGACAACATTTTTTAGTGGATTTTGAAGATGACACGTGAAAGCATTGGAAGCTGTTTGTCCGATAGTATCAATAGTCACAGTATGATATTCATGTTGAAGATCAGGAATCAATTGAGTAGGGGCTGTAATTAATGCCATATAGTATTAACTTAGATTAAAGATCCACCAATCCCACCTGTGATATCATACCCACCCTGCTCAGAGACAAGTTTTTGGGCACCACATACTCCCCCTGGAGTTAAACCCTTTGAGTATGGACTACCAGTCTTACCCGAACCCGCGGTACATTTCAAATCAACTGGTAAATCGAAAATGGATTGGTCACTCACAGTTTTGATTGTGATTGGCATAGCTTGAAACGCGCTTGTCCTGAAAGCACCGAGTGCCGAAATAAATACGAGAAGCAGAACTATCATCATAATGGCGTTACGGTTGACACGGTTCAGAGTAAACATTTTATAATGAACCAACATTTTTTTAAACCGCGTTAAAGATTATTTTTTTAGTTTCTGTATAAAGAGTAGATGGACGAAGAGATTGTACTCGATCGAGGACATACTAGTGTTATGAAATTGGATGCAGATGAACAGGCCATCATGGATGAAATTGAAGTTTCTGCTCCCAAACCCCAGCGTGTTTCCCGACCAAGTCGTAATGTTTATAATCCACCACCACAAACATCAGAGCGACAAGAAAGTATGGATGCTTTCGTAAACCCTAATAAACAGACGAACCAAAACGCTACGGCTCCAGATGAAGAAATTGATTATGGTGAAGAAGATGGTAATTTTTTCGAGGATGGTGAGGACTATGGGCCAGGATCGGGTCCAGGTCAGGACGAAGAAGAAAAACCTTCCAAAGGGTATTCTTCTATCGACGAAGAAAAGGCGGATCTAATTAACAAATTAGGACGCCTGGAAAAGAAGGGATTTGCTGTAAACAAACGATTGAATGCTTATTCAAACGTCGACGAACTCCGTACCGAAGTAAAGCGTATCACTTACAGTATAGATGTTGAACAGTCAGTTCGGTTTTCCAGAAGAATGCTTGTAGCGTGTGTGACCGGACTGGAATTTCTCAATAAGCGGTACAATCCCTTTGAGATTCAACTTGAGGGTTGGTCAGAATCCGTGATGGAGAATGTAGACGATTATGACGGCGTCTTTGAAGAATTGTATGTTAAATACCGATCAAAGATTAATGTCGCTCCAGAAGTGAAATTGATCATGATGTTAGGTGGTTCAGCGATGATGTTTCATTTGACCAATAGTATGTTCAAATCGATAATGCCAAATATGAACGATGTTATTAAACAGAACCCCGATCTCGTAAAGAATATGATGTCAGCTGTTCAGAACACGACTCGTAAAACGGGTGGTCCGGCCACTGACGCCCCCGTCGGTGGTTCAGGTGAGTATGAAATGCAGGGGCCTGGTATTGACATCTCCAGCCTTATGGGGGGTATTATGATGCCCCCAACACCACCAATGAATACATCAGCTATTTCTCAAAATACAGAGCAATTGGTTGACATGGACGATGATATTTCTGATATCATATCGATCTCCGGTGATTCAACCGGTGGTGAAGTAAAGGAGGTAAATGTTGCCTCATCGAAACCCAAACGTACCAGGCAAAAGAAAACGAAAAAGGAAATTAATCTCTAAACATATATAAATGATAGCATACTATCCTTTGGAGGAACTGGATCCTCCAAAGAAAAAACCCGAACCCATTGATACACCCAAGGTTGTTGTACAGGGTGGCACTGAAGAAAGTGAATTAAATTACATCGTGATAGCTTTTATTGTCGGAGTTATCGCGTTAGCTGTGTCCGACGCCATCAGGGCGTAAATGTTAAATCTATACTGAGGTTTTCCCTCTCATTAAATTTAATTACCAAATAGAATTCCTGATAAACCGTTTCGTATTCTCAGAACATTGTAATTAACCGCATATATAGAAATTTCTTGGTTTGCTGGTCGAGAAGAACCCTTTTCGGCACCATGTAGAGTAATAGATGCATTATCTATACGACTGAAATTTAATGTCCCAGATGGATTATAATCCGAAGCATTTAGACAAAAGTGGTATGTGAAATATCTTGTATCATACGTTGATTCACTACTTGGTGTGAAATATGAACGCCCATACTGAGACTTGTAATAATTTTGTACGGTATGAAAATAAACAGGGGTCATTCTTTCAAGAAGATGTGTTCCGTTGATTTGTAAATCTACACTAGAGAATGTAAACCTGTCATTATATGCATTATCACTTAATGCACTGTACCCCCAAAATAGGGATTTAACAGGATGATTGAATTGTGAAATGTCTATAACATTATATCCACCTTGTAGAACATTCAAGTC